TTGTAGGTGATCAAAGTTTTTGGGAAGAGGATGGATTTAGTCTGACAGGCAATCTTGGCACTGCATCCTCTGACACTATTTGTTTTGGTCCCGCACGATCTGCACATGACTTTTCTTTTGGTGCTGCTCAACCAGTCCCCATGGATTATCTCTCTTTAGGTGGTGGTAATGATACTATTTCCTTTGATCTGACCATGGATGAAAAGAACAAACTAAACAAATACAAGTATAGCGAGGATGTAATCCTCAAAGAACTGAAAGATTATATTACTGGCACATACAATCAGCACTACTCTGCTGGTGATGATAAAATTCAGACACTTGATCTGATTGAAGCATGTGGTGATGGTGAATCTTTCTGTCGATCCAACATCCTTAAGTATGCCTCTCGTTACGACAAGAAAGGCACTGCACGTCGTGATATCATGAAGATCTTGCATTATGCTGTGCTACTGATGCATTTTAACGATAAGAATGCACAACGTGAAACTTACCCTCAGTGATGAAAATCCACAACCGTATGAAACTTTCTGATAAAACTATTTCTGTCCTGAAGAACTTCTCTTCCATCAATCAGTCGATTCTTTTCAAAGAGGGTAGCAAACTTCGCACCATTAGTGTGATGAAAAATATCCTTGCAGAAGCAACTGTCACTGAAGAGTTCATGAAGGACTTTGGAATCTACGATCTTAATCAGTTCCTTAATGGCCTCAGTCTTCACTCTAGTCCTGAACTCGATTTTCAGAATGACGGATATGTAGTTATTCGTGAAGGTCGATCTCGTTCTAAGTATTTCTTTGCAGATCCTAATGTGATTGTGACTCCTCCTGAAAAGGATATTAGTCTCCCTACAGAAGATGTATGCTTTGAAGTAAACACCGATCAATTGGAGAAGTTGCTTAAAGCATCTGCTGTATATCAACTGCCTGATTTGTCTGCTGTTGGTGAGAACGGTGTAATTAAACTGGTCGTTCGTGATAAGAAGAATGATACATCCAATGACTACGCTGTAGTTGTTGGTGAAACGGAAGCAGAATTCTCCTTTAACTTTAAGGTAGAAAACATCAAAGTTCTTCCTGGAACCTATGAAGTGGTTGTGTCACAAAAACTTCTGTCACGATTTACTTCCAAAAACCACGATCTGACTTATTATATTGCTCTAGAGCCTGATTCTACTTTCGGATGAATATCTTTGTGACCTCTCCCAGTCCTTGGGAATCTGCCAGGGCGCTCCCTGACAAACATATTGTCAAAATGCCCTTAGAGACTTGTCAGATGCTTGCTATCGTATGTTCTGACAAGTGGGGTCATGGTTTCGGCACTCTTCCCAAGGCAGATGGTACTCCCTATGCCACTGAGAAGGGTGCTTTTCGTAATCACCCTTGCACCATCTGGGCAAATGATTTTGTAATGAACTGGCAGTGGCTTCTTGCTCATGGACTTGCCATGTGTGATGAGTACACCGCCCGCTACGGGAAGGTTCACACCTGTCAGAAGACTCTCCTGGCAGCAAAAGAAATCCTACCCACAGGTGACCCTACAGGACGCTCTGGTAAAGGTCCTAAACCCTTTGTCTTTGCAGGACCTGATGAATTTAAATACGATACAAGCATTGATATTTTCACTGCTTATAAACGTTATATTTCATCTAAACCTTGGGTAAAAGATAATTACGTTCGTATCCCTGATCGTAAACCAGAGTGGATATTATAATGAAACATATTCTTTTTACTTTAAAAGACTGTTCTATTGAACTTATTGATGATGAAGAGTTTATTAGAAAACTCTTGTATCGCACAACTAAAGAGTGTAAGTCAACTTTATTACATCTGGCAGTTCATAAGTTTGAACCTCAAGGAGTAACTGGATTTGCTCTACTTGCAGAATCTCACATTAGTATTCACACCTGGCCTGAAAAGGGCATGGCAGTATGTGATGTCTTTACATGTGGGGATACCGCTATACCAGAAATTGGTGTAGAATATATGAAAGAACAATTGAAGGCAACTGATATTGTGTCTCATGAATTTGTTCGTCCTTTGGAATGATTATGCGTAATGAATTTTTGTGGGTGGAGAAATACCGTCCCAAAACTATTGAAGATTGTATTTTACCAACAAGTATTAAGAAGACCTTTCAAGACTTCCTAGATAAAGGTGAGATACCTAACATGCTGCTCGCTGGACCTGCAGGGTGTGGCAAAACTACGGTAGCAAAGGCACTGTGCAACCAATTGGGAGTAGACGTTTATGTCATCAACGGATCCGATGAGGGACGCTTTCTTGATACGGTCAGAAATACTGCAAAAAACTTCGCTTCGACCGTATCACTTCAAGCAACTGATAGACACAAAGTCATCATCATCGACGAAGCTGATAACACAACAAACGACGTACAACTCTTACTTAGGGCGTTTACAGAGGAGTTTTCTGGCAACTGCAGATTCATCTTTACCTGCAATTTCAAAAACAAAATTATCGAGCCTCTTCACTCCAGATGTGCCTGTATTGACTTCTCCACCAATTCTAAAAGCAAACCACAACTCGCCGCTGCCTTCTTCAAAAGAATCCAAGAAATCTTGGCTGCAGAGGGTATTGAATATGATAACAAGGTCCTGGTAGAACTAATCAACAAACACTTCCCAGATTGGCGTCGTGTTCTTAATGAGTGCCAACGTTATTCTGCCGGTGGTAAGATTGACTCTGGTATTCTTGCAACCTTTAGTGATGTAAAAGTAAATGATTTGGTTAAGAAACTTAAGGAGAAAGATTTTCCCGAAGTACGTAAATGGGTTGTCAATAACCTGGACAACGATACTAGTGTACTTCTGCGTCGTATTTACGATGCTTGTTATGATTCCATGGTTCCGAGTAGTATTCCTGCTGCTGTGCTTACTCTCGCTAAGTATCAGTATCAAATGGCATTTGTGGCGGATCAAGAGATAAATATGCTAGCTTGTCTTACTGAAATTATGGTGGAGTGTGAATTCAAATGAAAGAAGAATGGAGAACAATTGTAGTTGATGATAAAGAACATCCTTGGTATTCTGTATCAAATTATGGAAATGTTCGTAGTCATATTCAACGTAAACGTAAACGTAAAGGACAGAGGGGGGGATTTGGTGCATCATGTAATCCAAATTACCATAAAGACCTAACACCCATTATAGACAAATACAAGAGTTCTATCAAAAAACAAAAAGTCTCATGCCAATTTCCTGAAAATTTCTTTGAAGATTATCAATATACAAAAAAACGAGATACTGACTCTAATGTAGTTAAAATGTGCTCTGTGCATGAATTGGTAATGGGAGCATTTCGTCCTATGGATGAATATCCACCAGATAGATTAAAAGATTGTTGGGACGATATTCCACAAGATGCAAAAACTTGGATTAAACAAACTGTTGTTATCAACCATATTGATCACGATCCATCTAATAATCATGTTGATAATTTAGAATATGTAACTCAAAGAGAGAACTCTCGTGCTGCCATAAAACATTATGGTGGCAATATGGCAAATAAAAATAAAGAGGATGATTGCTTAAAATTTATTGAACCAGTTTTTAATCCTCTCCTACAAGAATATGAGGATGCAGAAGTCCAATTTATTGGACAAGAGGGTGAAAAGTATTATAATATGATTGAAGAGATTGCAAAAGAACGTGGTAAATCTGTGAGTGAGGTTTATTCTGATCTTATCAAAGATCAATTTATTAAAATGGAGTGTGAGTTCAAATGAAGATTGAAATTGAGTTTTCTAAGGATGTAGATTATCCAAAAGAAAAGTTGGGAGAATTTATCTGGAACTACATTGAAGATGGTTGCCACATCACTGGATTTGGTGATTCAATTGGAGAATGCTTTGAGGAGATTATTCGTTATAGGACTATGTAATGGATAAGAAAGAATTAGAGGAACTGAGGTATGATGTGGCACACTATCTACTCAGTAGAATGAGTAAAGGCTCTCAGTTTCAATATGCTCTAGATCGTATGCTTCAACTCTGTGATCATTATGATGAAGAGGGGTTGAAAGAGATTCTTTCTGAATCAAAAACAGATATGAAAGATCATCTTAAAAAGAAAAAGTCTAAAGGTGTGGGATTCTAAATGAGCGACAAAATTATTTGGACACAAAAACCACTGATTTCTGATAGGGATTGTATTCTTCTTTGCTTGAAGAATGCTCCCTGTGGAACAAGTAAAAAACAAGTTGAACGACTAATTAAAGAATTTGAATTTAAAAAATGATTGACGTAAAATTATTTCGTATTACTACTGGTGAAGAAGTGGTTGCAGAACTTGTTTCTGAAACTGATGAGCACATCACTGTAAAAAACGGACTTGTAGTTCTTCCCACAAATACTGGTGTGGGATTTGCTCCTTGGGCTACGGTGATCGACACGGATAATCCTGAGATTGTTGTATCTAAGCACCATATTGTGTATAATGTTCCTGTTCAGGAGGATGTTGCCAAGCGTTATAATGAGATGTTTGGCAGCAAACTTGTCACACCTACATCCAAAAAATTGATTGTATGATTATGAAAACCAAAGTTAAAGCACAAGTTAAATCCAGGTGGTACTATATTTTCTGGGGAACTGCCACAGTGTCTGTTGTTCTTGGACAGTTGTATGTTGGCACTGGGTATCGAGTTCTTCATGAAAGTGTGCAAGAACTACTTGGTAAAGTTGACGGAGTTCTTCTTCATAAGAGTGATAATCCTTACGGTGATTTTCTGTGATAGTGTCCAATGATGATGCCGTTTGGGCCGCAGACGAATTCATCAAGTATTTCTCTCAAATGGGAAATATTGAGGACTATCTGCGTTTTGTAAAAAAAGAAGTAATTAAGTCCACAAGTTCTCTTGCACCACTTCATGATGAATTCTTTAATGAAGATATTCATCCGCAAGAGATGGAGTTTGATATCAAGTTTGTTGGTGCTCGCTTTCAACACTCTCTGCCACAGGAACACTATGGCAATCTTTTGAGAGCAGTATCTTCTCATAATAATGAGAGCAACATCCCTGGTAGAGAACTGCGTTGGATGGTCTTTGAGAAGAAAACTCAAACTTGTCTTGGGTTTATTCGTTTTGGATCTCCTACTATCAACTCCAAACCAAGAAATATCTGGTTAGGTCAAGCACCTAACCTTTCAATCTTTAATCGCCATGCAGCCATGGGATTTGTGATCGTGCCATCTCAACCCTTTGGATACAACTACCTTGGAGGTAAACTCCTTGCGCTGTTGTGCTGCTCTCACTATGCCCGTGAGACCCTGAACGAGGTCTTTGAGAAGGATATCGCCCTGTTTGAAACCACGTCTCTCTACGGGTCTACCACAGATGCCTCACAGTACGATGGCCTCAAACCATTCATGAGATACAAGGGTCTGACTGAGAGTAAGTTCTTGCCCCTGCTTCATGATGAGGCATTCCACCGTCTTCATGATCGCTTTACTGTATGGAACAATAACCAACCTTTGACTGACAAGAAAGCATCATCCAAGAAAATGAAGCGTCAGACAAAGATGATTTCTATCACTCGTAATTCTTTAAAGGAATATGGGATGGATGAGAAACTAGAACAATTCAATTCAGTGATAGAAACAGCACTGTCTCTCACTCAGAAGAAGAGAACTTATTTCTGTGAATATGGATATTCAAATGTCAAGGAAGTTATTCTTGGTGAGCAGGAAGAGTTGGTTCGTGGTCCCAACTGGGATAAGTTTTATCTTGAGAATATTATTGCTTGGTGGAAGAAGAAAGCAACCAAGAGATATGAGAAACTGAAGGCAGAAGATAGGTTTAGAACAAAGGTCGAACTCTGGACAGATGATGATGACATTCAAATTATTAGATAATGGAACTCAAAGATTGGCTTAACTCAATTAACTTTAATAAGGAAGATCTATCGGAACACGCTAAAGATTATCCACCATACATTGTAAATCGTTGTCTATCGGGACATTTAGACTGTGTGATGTTCGCAAATGAAATGAATAAGTATAACTTTCTTGATAAAGATATGCAATATTCTTTTTATCTAAATACTTTGAGGAAAAAGAAGAGATTTTCTCCCTGGCTCCGTAAGGATAAAGTCACGGATCTGGAATGTGTCAAAAAATACTATGGTTATAGTAATGAGAAGGCATCACAAGCTCTGAAGATTCTTACTAGAGAACAGATTAACTTTATTAAACAACGACTTGATATTGGAGGCACAAAATGACTTCTACAGTGGAACCTACTGTTGAATGGTCGCAAGACCAAATGGTAGAAGTGATGCTTAATGAACCAGATGATTTTTTAAAAGTCAGAGAAACACTCACACGTATTGGTGTAGCGAGTAGAAAAGAGAAAAAACTCTATCAATCCTGC